ATAGCAGAAAAGCAGAAAATCGAGCGCGAGGAAAAGGAAAAGCGCGAGAAAGCTGCACTCTGGACGATCCCGATCACGGACATTACATCCGACTTTGTGGAGATATACCGGACAGTGCATGAAGCTTTTGCCGGAGAGATAGACATACACGAGATCATATCGAAGGGTGGGCGTGGTTCTATTAAGTCCAATTTTTGGGGGAATCTTGCATATGAGACAATCAGACAGGACCCACAGGCGCATGTCGTATACACCAGACGATATAAGATTGACTTACGCGGATCTGTGTATAATCAGTTTATGAAGGTGGTGATCCGGTGTAATGATCTGGATAACTGGGACTTTAAGCAGTCTCCGATGTGTGCGGTGTATAAGCCGACCGGGCAGATGGTAATGTTCGTGGGAGCAGATAAGCCGATAAGCTTAAAATCGTTTAACGTGCCATTCGGATATGTGAAGCTTTTAATCCATGAAGAGTGCGACGAGATGGCAGGAGTTGAGCAGATGGATAACATCGAAGATACATTCCTGCGAGCAGATACACCGGCACTCGACATAAAAATCTTCAATCCTCCGAAGTCAAAAAACAACTTTATGAATGAGTACACCGAAGAATGCAGAAATAAGCCACAGACACGGATCTGCCACAGCTATTATTATAATGTTCCTGTAAAATGGCTCGGAAAACGATTTTTCGAGCGTGCGGAGTGGTTCAGGATTCACAAACCATTATATTATAAAAACAACTATCTGGGGGAAGTTACTGGAACAGGCGGCGGCATTTTTGACAATTTGGAAATCCGAAAAATATCGGATGAAGAGTTAATGACATTCGATACAGTAAACCACGGTTTGGACTTCGGCTACACACACCCACAGGTGTTCTGCCAGAACTACTATGATTACGAGACGGATACTCTTTACATTTTCGGCGAAGTGTATTCTAAAAAATGTAAAAACTCTACCTTTGCCAGAAAGATAAAGAAGTTTATGAATGTGGAGATAATATGCGATTCAGCCAGACCGGACGGAATAGCAGAGATGCAGGACTGGGGTTTTAATGCGATTGGGGCAAAGAAAAGATGGGGGAGCGGAAAAGGAAGAGATTACTGCTGGGAGTGGCTTCAGCGATGTAATAAGATCGTGATTGATCCGGAGCGCTGCCCGAATACAGAAAGCGAGTTTAAAAAGGCAGAGCATGAACAGCTTCCAGATGGTTCATTCTCGGATGCTTACCCGACCTTAGAAGAGGATACGATAATGGCAAACATTTATGCATTAAACAGGATTATCATGACCAGCCGAAGAAATGATGGTCTTTATGATGATGAGGAAGAAGACAGCGACGATTATGAGGATTAAAAAATGAATTTTTTTGAAAAAATAAGGGAGACGATCATGAAGTTTTTTAGAACAGATGCAGAAAAAGAATTTAATGTCGAGTTTATTACTTCGCCAGAGATTGAAAACTCACAGCAGAGATGGAATGATATCATTAAGGGAAGCCCTTTTTGGGTGGATTCGAAAAAAAATGACATCAGGACGATAAATTTCGCAAAATTCCTCTGCCAGTACACAGCGAAGAAAGCATGCATGGATTTGTCAGTGAGCATAACCGGTTCTGAAAGAGCAGATTTTATTAATAAGTGCATTAAGGCAATGGTTGACACTTCCATCAGAGACAAAGTCGAAGATATGCTCGGAGTTGGTGGAATTATTTTAAAGCCGAACGGCTCGATGAATCCAGACAACATAATCGATTATATTATGCCGTGGGACTTTGCGATTACAGAAAAGACGAGCAACGGAGATATTAGAGGATGCATCTTTATTAATCGACTTATAAAAGATAAGGTGTACTATTACCGACTTGAATACCATCATTTCACGACCTCAAAAAATAAAGAGGGCGAAGAGATGAACGTGTACGAGATCCAGAACAGAGCGTTCAAGTCAAATAGCAGTAACTCACTTGGTAAAAAGATAGAACTGCATGACGTTCCTGAGTGGTCTTCAATCGATGAAGTTGTTCACATTATGAACGTAGAAAAGCCACTGTTCGCCTATTTAAAAACACCATTTAACAATACGATCGACTACTCATCTCCTGAAGGTGTCTCGATTTTCTCAAATGCACTTATGGAGCTTAGAGATCTTGATATCGCCTGGAGTAAAAAGGGAAATGAGGTTGAGGATTCACAGCACATTACTTTCATTGATGAGAATGCGCTGACAAAACAGGGAAAAGGCGGCATCCGTGCCTCAACAGTAGAGCTTCCTCGGTTCGTTAAAGGATTGAAATTGGGGCTGGATTCAAAAAGTACGATTGATGAACATGTCCCGACCATGCTTACTTCTGACAGAATCACAGACATTAACAGTGTTCTTTCTATGATCTCGACAAAATGCGGATTCTCACAAGGGCAGTTTATCCTTGACAGAAAATCTGGAAGATTGACAGCAACACAGGTTGAAAGTGACGATAATGAGACTGTAGAGACGATTAACGATATTCGGAAAAGCATAAAAACAGCGTTGAAAAATCTCATTTATGCAATCAATGTATTCTGCGACCTTTACGGAATCCCGGCAGGCTATGTGGATGCACTGGATGATGATGTACCGGACGAAGATATATTTTATTTTAAAGATTTGCTTGCGAGCTTCGAACAGGACAGATCAAGAGCATATAATTTAATGATTCAAGGTATTTATTCTAAGCGTAAATACCTTAAGGAATACGAGGGATTCAATGATGATGAAGTAGATGCCATGTTTGCAGAGAGAGCGCAGGAAGATGCGGAAAGGAACAGCGGTGGTCTATTTGGAGAGGAGTAAAATAATTCAAGGGATACCGAAACTTTCTATAAATGGTATTTTAAAAGGTGGATATATTATCCCTGAACCTGAATCGCCGGAGATGGTTCAAGTAAAGCTTCAGAAAAAGACTGCGATAGAGACGATTAAGTTTTATTTAGAAAAGTGATAGAAATGGATGCGTTAATATGAAATATAATAAAGTCATTGGAAGCTTTAATATTAAGCTTGATACTAAGCGAATAGATGAAAATTTAAGAAATGCGCAGAATGTCCTTGATGAGCAGGTTGTAAACGACATGAGAAAATACACACCTATGCAGCAGGGCGATTTGAGAAACAAGACGCAGATAAAAGAACCCGGATTAATTACAGTCGATACACCATATGCGCATTATCAGTATGTAGGCGAACTTTATTTGACCGCAGACGGTAGATCATGGGCGAACAGTGGAGAAAAGAAGTATCCGACAGGAACAGAATTAAAATATCACACACCGGGAACAGGTAAACGATGGTTTGAAACTGCAAAAGAAAATCACGGTAAGCAGTGGATAGATCTTGTTAAAAGAGAGGTTGGAAAAGGATAATGCTTAGACCGGATTATTTTTACGGAAAAACTGATAAACTGGTTGAAATGTATCAAGATCTTGAAAATTGGATTATATCAGACATTGCAACAAGATTGATAAAATCCGGTGAATTGTCAGGAACTGCCGACCGAGAATTGTGGAAACTCCAACAGATGGGACTGCATAACACAGAGATTGTAAAAAGAATATCTGAAATGTCTGGAAAATCGAGAAATGAGGTTCGCAGATTATTAAGGGATAGTGTTATGACATCATTCTCAGATGATAAGGAAGTCTTGACGCAGATATCAGCATCAGATATTATATCTCCTCTAAAAAATAATATGGCAATTCTGGCAATGAATGCAGAATTAATAAAGACATCCGGTGAACTTGATAATTTGACAAAAACAACCATTAACCAGACACAGAAAGACTTGCTCAACATGCTGAATGAGGTTGATTATAGAGTTGCATCTGGAATGCAGTCTTACAGCAGTGCAGTCTGTGAAATTCTGGATAGATATGCAGAATCTGGTGTTATGGTAGAATACCCTACTGGAACGAAGCGTTCTCTTGAAGCGGCAGTGAGGTGTTGCATTGTCACATCTATGAATCAGACTGCGGCACAAGTGACGAACATTTATATTGCACAAAATAAAATAGAGTATGTTCTAGTATCAGCGCATCCAGGTGCCAGATATGATAAAAAGAATCCAACAGGTATTCCATCTCACGATCACTGGCAAGGCAAGGCATATAAAATAATCGGGAGCGAACCAGGATTCCCGAACCTTCTTGAAAGCACAGGTTATACCATAGACCCTAAAACCGGGACGGGAACTGTTGTAAATCTCTTAGGACTTCACGGATACAATTGCAGACATTCACATGGACCGTGGCGAAAAGGCATGGTAAATAAGTACCTTGATGAAAACGGAAATGTGAATATAAATGCAGATGAAAGCCAGAAGCTTTATGATTTGCAGCAGAAGCAGAGATTCCTTGAAAGAGAAATTCGTAAAACAAAGCGTGAAATTATGACCAAGAAACAGGAACTTGATATGATTGCCGAAACAGATGTAAAAGAGATCTTGCAACCTCAATATGATAAACTGGCATATAAACTGCGAATGCAGAATAAAAGGCTTCAATCATTCTGTAAGAATAACGATCTTCAATTGCAAGGCGATAGAACGAAGGTTTCTGGATTTAGTAAAAAACAGTCTGCGATTGCAAATGGACGAGCAACGGCTTATAAAAATAAAATCGAAAAAAATGGTACAACGAAAATGGAATAATATGTTATTATAATAATGTGTTAACCATACATACTTGGTTATCCACCTTTCTTTAATTAATGCAGTGGAACTCAAGCGAGATAACAACTCACCGTCATAGCCGGAAACTCCCCCAAATGAGGTAAAGCAAATGAAAAACATTGTTACGTGCTTTACCAAAGAAGAAAAAGAGCATATAAAAGAATTGTGTGATTTCACACCGACAGAAGAAACGCTCTTTGATTTACGGAAGAAAGAAAAGTCGCTAGAAGAATGTGCAGAAATTATGCATATTTCGACTAAGACAGCCGGACGTATTAACGTCAAAATGCAACATAAAATTCTTAAGGTAACTGGACAACATTTCACATAACTTTCTCCTCATTAAAGGCATCCGTTAAGGGTGTCTTTTTTGTGTCCTTTTAATGAGGTTTTGCTGGGGTGGTTCAATTGTGTTGTTAATAATAAAATGAAGATAGAAAGAGAGGTTTATTATGTACGAGTATCAGAGATATAACCAGTATTCTTATCCTCAATATCAACAGCCACAGCAGATTCAACAGCAATTCCCACAACAGATCATTCCGCAACAAGCTGGACTTTGTGGAAGAATGGTTAATTCTGTTGAGGAAGTCACAGCGAATGACGTTCCTATGAATGCACCATTTGCCATTTTCCCGAAAGCAGATGGATCAGAAGTTTATATAAAATCGTGGAGTGCTAATGGGCTTATTCAGACAGTGACATATAAACCGCAGTTAGACGGAAAGCAGAACGAATTACCGAAAGAAGACACGGCAACATTGTTTGCCCCGATAATGGAGCGATTAGACCAGATAGAAGCTAAAATAACTCAGTCCCAAAGGACTACCAGAGCAAAGAAAGAGAGCGATTCTGAATGAATTTAATGCAGATGATCCAGTGCGGTGGAAACCCTAAGATGATATTAAGTCAAATGATGAGCAACTCTCAATTTTCAAATAATCCGATCATGAAAAATACATTTGACATGATGAACCGTGGAGACAGTAAAGGGCTGGAACAGCTTGCCAGAAATTTGTGCAAAGAAAAAGGTCTAAACCCGGAAGAAATCATGAGCCAGTTTAAACATTGATACTATTCTTGCAAGATTATGTATAAATAAATTTTATTAGGAGGAACACATATGTTTAATTCATCTCCAAGTTTAGCGGACATTGCCGCCGTTACTGGTGGAAACCGTAATGATGGTGCATGGGGCGATGGTGGTTGGTGGGTTCTCATTATCCTCTTTGCCTTATTCGGTGGATGGGGCGGTTATGGATTCGGTGGTAATGGTGGTGGCGGTTATACCGCAACTGCGGCTACACAGGCTGATATCCAGAGAGGATTTGACAATTCAGCAGTCATAAGTAAACTTGATGGCATTACAAATGGTCTTTGTGATGGCTTTTATGCAGTAAACAACGGAATGCTGACAGGATTTAACACCATTCAGCAGGCAATTAATGCGGACACAGTAGCAGGAATGCAGAATGCAAATGCTATTCAGTCTCAGCTTGCAAATTGTTGCTGCGAAACTCGTGAAGCTATCCAGGGTGTAAACTTCAACATGGTGCAGAACACTTGCGCATTACAGAACACCATGAACAACAACACGAGAGATATTATCGACAGCCAGAATGCCGGAACAAGAGCGATACTTGACTACTTATGCCAGGATAAGATCGCAACGTTGCAGGCAGAAAATAATGATTTGAGACTTGCAGCATCACAGGATAGACAGAACGCACTTTTGACTACCGCTATGACAGCACAGACAAATCATATTATCAACGCCGTTAATCCATCACCAATTCCGGCATACCAGGTGCCAAACCCTAACACATACATTCCGTATGGATGTGGTTGCAATACTGGATGCGGATGTTAGACAACTGAATAATTAAAGTATCTTAATCGACAAGATTATGTCTGCATAGCAGTATTACTTAAACACAAAGGGCAGACTTTAATGTTTGCCCTTATATTTTTGAAAGAGAGGAAAATATTATGTCAGAATTTACAGCCAATGCTTTACAGACTGTCCTGCAAGGAGAAGATGTCGCATTTACTGAGACACCGGTTTGCGGAACAAAATGTATCGTTCACAGACAGGGAAGCGGAGTAGTTAAATTAAGAGGAATCACAAACCAGTGCAAAGCCAGATTTCTTGTATCTTATAGCGGAAATATCCAGATCCCAACCGGTGGAACGGTGGAAGCTATTTCTCTTGCAATCGCAATTGACGGAGAGCCTTTACAGTCTACAAGAATGATCGTGACACCTGCGGCAGTAGAAAACCTATTCAATGTATCAGCACAGGCTTATGTGGATGTTCCTTGTGGATGCTGCAGCACAATAGCGGTTCAGAATACATCTGGACAGACTATCGAGGTTCAGAACAGTAATTTGATCGTAGTAAGGGAGGCCTAGTATATGCATATTGAAAGAATTCATAAAATGCTTGAATGCCTTGCTGAAAAATCCTTATGTGAGATTGAAAAAGGGATTGAGAATGTCAGCACAGAAGAAATGGGAGAAGTGATCGACATGATAAAGGATCTGTCAGAAGCAGAGTATTATGCCACAATTACTAAGGCAATGAACGAAGCGGACGAAGCAGATATCATGGAGAAGCTTTTAGAGTATGGGGATGACCGAAGATACTATGATCAGTATCGTTATGCTAATGGAAGATTCGCACCTAAGGGCAGAGGAAAACGAAGAGGATATGATGAACCACCATATTATCACATGTACCCGGATGATTACGAAGATACAGAGCACATGAGAGACATGGATAAGAAAGACCTGAAAAGGATGTATACAGATACCGGAATGATGGGAGACAGATCATATCCGCGGGATTCCAGAGAGGGAAAAGCCGGTATTTCCAGACGTACTTATATGGAGACCAGAGAAAACCATCATGGCAATTCAGAGGAAGATAAAAAAGAGCGTGCAAAAGCAAGAAAAGATTATTTGCGAGATATGCAGATGGATATTACTGAAATGACATCAGATGCAGCACCGGAAGAAAAGCAGATGTGGAGAAATGAATTACAGATGATGTTACAGAAAATCTAAGAGGTGAGCGCAGTGTTTAAAATCAATGATGTTGAATGGAATATTTTATATGTAAATCCTAATAGTGAATGCTTGATGCGTTCAGATGGAACAATTACACTTGGTGTTACAGATTGGAACACACGAAAGGTTTATTTGTCAAATTCATTAAGCGGAAGTCTGTTAGAGCGAGTTCTATCTCATGAGTTGGTACACTGCGCTTCGTTTTCATATGACTGCCAAATTCCAATAGATGTAGAGGAAATCGTAGCGGATTTTCTGTCTCTTTATGGAAAAGAAGTCGTTGGTATAGCAGATGATATTTTGAATGGGGTAATTGAAAATGGATGTTATAAAGCAGTATGAGGACTATATAGGTCTTAAAAAAGAATACATTAAAAATCCTACATTGGAAAATAAAAATGCAATGATAGCCAAATTAGAAGAGTACGGAAAGTATATATACGACCAGTGCAACAGATTAAGAAAGGATTGCATTGTGGAAGAAGAAAAAGAAGTACTTAGAAGGTATTTCGGTGGGAAATAGCAAAAAGGGGCGGAGCAATCTGCCCTTTTTAAAATGGTACAAAAAGTTGTTTAAAATAGGTTAAAATATATATTGAAAAGAATATTAAAAGTACCGGACAGAAAAAGGGATTCTGTTCGCTAACCTAGAATAGTTATGGGATGATGCATGGCACGTCCTATTTTGGGCGTGCTTTTTTTATTTTTGAGAATTAATTCAGTGGAAGAAGACACGGCTTATATCCGGGTTGTCGAGGGTTCGATTCCTTCATTCCCAATTGCCAGCTATGGAGTAAATAGCAACTCATTCGTGCCGGACTGACCGGAGTAACAACTTGGAAAGAAAGAGGTAGAAACATGGTAAACGTAGCAAACGAATTAAAGAAACTCGGAATTGAAATTTCAGACGAACAGAAAGAATCTCTTAAAAAGAGTATGGGTGAAGAGCTGTATTCCAAAGAAGAAATGGAAGACAAAGTTAAAAAAGCTTCATCAGAATCCGAACAGTGGAAAACCCGGGCAGAATCAGCAGAGAAGATGCTTGAAGGATTGGACGGAAAAAGTCCAGAAGACATTTTAAAAGAGCGTGATGACTGGAAGAGACAGGCAGAGGATTCCAAAAAAGATTACGAAGCCAAAATCGCAGAGCATGAGAAGAATGAGCTTTTGAAAGAAGCATTTGCGGAAATCGAGTTTACTTCTGAATCTGCAAAGAAAGCCATTATGAAAGACATTTCCGAAAGCGTAAGCGTAAAAAATGGAAAGCTGATAGGGTTCAGTGATCTTATTGAGGAAGCTAAAAAGACAGATGCAAATGCATTTGTAAATAAACAGAATCAGCCGACTCCACATGCGTATTTCACAAAACCGAATGAAAACAATTCTGGTGGTGATAAGCCTACAACAAGAGAGAGCATTTTATCTATCAAAGATAGATCAGAACGTCAGAAAGCAATTGCCGAAAACATTTCTTTATTCCAACAGTAAAGGAGTTTTATATGAACAAAAACAGATTAACAATGAACACAAATTTGCAGTTTTTTGCAGCAAACGCAGGATTGATTAAAACAGAAGACATTGATGTAACGGCAAGGGAAATTGATTTTGTTACATCTTTTGAAAGAAACTGGGAGGCTTTAAGAGAAATTCTTGGAATTTCAAGAGCAATTAGAAAACAGCCAGGAACTGTTCTTAAAAGCAAATATGTAGAAGGAACGTTAGCGAGTGAAACTGTAGCAGAAGGTGATGTGATTCCAAGAACACATTACACGGTAAAAGAAAAACCTTATTCAGAGATTACTCTTGGAAAATATGCAAAAGAAGTTTCTATCGAAGCTATCGAGGATCATGGATATGAAGTAGCTTGTGAAATGACAGATGAAGAGTTCCAGACAGACCTGCAGGATGGAATTACAACAAAATTCTACAACTATCTGAAAACTGGTACACTTACAAACACTGTAAAAACATTTCAGATGGCGGTAGCTAAATCCATTGGATCTGTCAAGAATAAGTTCAAGTCAATGCACAGAACTGCTACAGGAGTTGCAGTGTTTGTAAATATTATGGATTTCTATGATTATCTTGGAGATTCAAACATTACTTTACAGACAGCCTTCGGACTTAACTATATCAAGGGATTCCTCGGAGCAGACGTTATGTTCCTTTGCTCTGACAACGAAATCCCAGCTGGAAAAGTTCTGGCAACAGCTACAAACAACATTGTTGCTTATTATGTAGATCCATCTGACGCAGATTTCAAGAAAGCCGGTCTTTCTTACACTGTCAGCGGAGAAACAAACCTTATCGGATTTAAGGTAAGAGGCGATTACGATTGCGCAACCAGCGTAACTTATGCAATGTTAGGATTTGTACTTTTCGCAGAGTACATTGATGCAGTAGCTAACGTTTCAATCACACCGGGGGAATAGTTCCCACTACACAGGCGGTAAATGCTAGTGGGGAACTCACGGAAGAATACTTAAACTCTCTTACAGTTGCAGAAATTAAGGCACTGGCAGAGAGTAAAGGGTATTCACTGACCGCAACAAAGAAAGCTGATATTATCAGCGAAATCTTATCACAGCAATAAGGAGTGTGGAGCAATGTCATATGTAGATTTTGAATATTACCAAACGAAATATGGTGGAAGTTTGTTTAAAAACGAAAAAGACTTTGCTCCATATGAAAGAAAAGCAGAAAGAAGAATCAATGCGATCACATCAAACAGGATTGTGTTTTATCCTCAGCCAGAATCAGAGGATGTATGGTGGGATAATATCAAAGATTGCACCTGCGAAATAGCTGAATTGCTAAAGAATGTATCTGAGTACTCCGCGGCAGTTAATAACTTTGGTGTTATTGCAAATGCGGACGGAACTGTAAAAGGGAAAATGATTAAGAGCATGACTTCTGGAAGTGAATCAGTATCTTATGATGCCGGAGCATCTTCTTCTACATTTGTAGAGCTTGCAAAATCAGAAATAGCACTTAATAGAAAGTGCTACGATATTGCATCAAATTACCTAACAGGAATGGTTGATTCAAGGAATGAAAACCTTTTGTACATGGGAGTTTAGCTTATGGGAATCGGATATAAAGATGCCGTGGTTTTATATAACAGGCATTACAACGACACTTTAGAAACTGAATATTATTTCGGTACTCTATTTGAAAATGTAAGAATTGAGCTTACACAGGCAGAGAACATAAGTAAGTCTGGAATGAAAGATGCAGATAGTTTTCTTGTAAAAATCCCGAATGATGGCACATTGAATTATGCTAATCCACCAGACTGGGAGAACATGAGCGAAGAAGAAAAGCTAAAGCATTTCACTTTAAGAAGTAATGATTTTGACTTCGTAGTGATTGCAAAGAAAGATGAACTTCTCATTGATAGGGAACTGCCTGTTGGATTAATTAATTCAGACGATTATCCGGGTAAATTCTTCCAGTACATGGTAAATGAAAAAGGGAATTGCTACAAAGTGAATACTATCGGTGTTTACAGCCTTATACCAAGGTTTGAGATTGGAGGTAAATGATTTGGATGAAAAGCCAAAAATAATGCTTGTATCAGATGCAGAAACGGCGCAAAGAGCTATTCTTGATATGATAAATAGTTATCCAGATTTTCCGCCCGGTTTCAAACCATCAAATTCAACAATCTTATGGAACAGCATAAAAGATACTCAGTCTATTGGAGTTTTTCCGGCGCAGGATCCAGTTTATTTGAAAAAATATGTCAGCGGTTCTTATGTCGGACAAATGACGTTCCAGATCGTATACAAAAGCAATCCAACAACAAACAAGGATAATATTGCAGCAAGCAATCTGCTTGAATGCATTGCAAAGTTTCTTGAGAGTGGAGAATTTACATTAAAAGATAAAAATTTTGTTGCAGAACAAATCAACCGCACATCAGATGTATTTTGCGGTACAGCAGATGGGAAAACAACAGAATTAACAATTAATATGCAGCTTAAATATTTTTATAAAAAATAGGAGGAATACTCATGGCAAAAGACAGAACTAACATGGTTTCACTTTTGGATATTGGAAGCCTTATGGGTGGATCAACTGAAAAGCTTGCTGAAATGGGTGACGGTTTCACAGAGCTTACAGAAGACTGGGGACCTAACACAGAAAGCACACAGTACGTAAACATGAAAAATGCAAGCAACTCTGTAAAAGGGTATGCATTTTCAATGTCCCCGGAAAGAGAACATTTGTCAGATGAAATGCAGACAGTGTTTAACGACATTTTCAAAAAGCTTCCAACAGGAGATCAGTGTGAGACATATTATTATCGCTTCTTTAAAGCTGATATTACAAGCGGATCGGGAGATTGTATTCGTATCCCGGTAACTGTATGTGCATCAAGCATTGGTGGATCAGGTGGTGATATCTTAAAGTCTACAATCCAGATTAATGGAAATGGAGATGTAGAACAGGGAACAATCACTATTGCTGGTGATGGATCGTTCACATGGGCACCTAAAGTAAGTGTTTTGGCTTTGGATGAAGATTACCCAGTTTCATAGGTGTTAATTAAAAATTAGCATATGTGGGATGCCTACATTTCCTTGGTGTCCCACATTAGGAAAGGATGTTAAAAATGGAAGAAATTAAATTAAGCAGTGGCATAAAAAAAATTGCAATAAAAGACGAAGACGGAGATCTTATTACAGTTATAACAGTAGATACAGCGAATGCAGACACAGCTAAGAAATTTGCCGGTGTTATTGATAAATTAAATAATATATCTGAGAACTGTGAAAAAGAATCCGCCGAATGGAGAAATAACCACAAAGACGATATGAATGTGGATGATATTAATGTGGATGCAGCATTAGAACTGAACAGCATTCGTGTCAAATATCTTAAGCAGATTACGGAAAGTATAGATGGGTTGTTTGGCGAAGATGCCATGAAACAGATTTACGGAGATATTGTCCCGGATGAACTTGCAATCGTGGAGTTTGTAGAGCAGGTTATCCCTGTTATGAATAAGCTTTTCAATAAACGTTTTGAACAGGTGCAGAACAGATACAATGTAAGAAGACGTGGGGCAAAATAATGAACAATGTCATGCTTGACAATTTGCCTACTGAATGGAACGGATACAAAGTAAATACCGATTTCCGCATAGGTATGCAGATTTATATTTTGCAATATGACAAAGAAATGAATGAGTACGAGAAAACAACTTCTATTCTTTATCTTATGTTCTCTGATGAATACGGAGAACTTAGAGACCATCCACAGCACAATGAGTTAAATGAATGTATTTCCTGGTATTTAAACGGATGGTATCACGACAATAGCGGCAGTAGTAAAAATACAAAGCGTTTTATTGACTATGATGTAGATCAATGGAGAATATACGCAGATTTCTTGCAGATATACGGAATTGATTTGTCCGTGGCAGATATGCACTGGTGGAAATTTAATGGCTTGATCTGGAATATGCCAAGAAGATTATCTTCTCTCATGGAGGTAATTGAGATCCGACAGAAGAAGATTGAAAAGAACATGAGTTCCAAGGAAAAAGATGCAATCAGAAACGCACAGAATAAATATGCTTTGGAACAGCCAGAAAAAGAGTATACCAGCGAAGAAAAAGAAAAGATAGATGATTATGATCGTATGATGGAAGAAATAAGAAAGCAGAAAGAAACAGAACAGGAAGCATTGAAACAGTTTAAGAAATGAGGGTTTTAGCATGGCTGAATATGATGGCGAAATCAGAATAAAAACGTTGATTGAAAATGGAGAAGCATCAAGTAAGCTCATGCAGATGGAATCACAGTTTCAGAAGCTTGCAAGAGAATCTGATAAGTTTTCCAAGACACTGAAAGATCTGGCAAGTCAGAAGATTCCAACAGAGGAATATAAGGCTGTGCAGATGCAGATAGAAAAAGATACTGCTTCTCTTGATAAACTTCTTGCCAGAATGGATAAATTCTTAGAAACAGGTGGAAGCAGTAAAAGCACAACCTTTAAAAGAATGCAATACGAAGTTGAGGAATTAACAAACTCAATTAAATATGCAAAAGGCGAGCTTGCCGCAATGGAATCTTCCGGAACTGCTTTTATAGATCCTACAACTACAGAAGAATATAGCAAAGTATCTGAAAAGCTTCTTGATGTACAGAGCAAACAGGAAGTTCTTAATCAGAAGATGAGAGAAACAGTTGCCAATGAGAAATCTATTGGTGCTGGTGCGAAAGACATTGAAAAAGTAGGAAAATCAGCAAAAAAATCCTCTGGCTTAATATCTGACATGGCGAAACGAATAAAGCAGACAGTAGTTAGTTTTGCAATATTCGGTGCGGTTATGAAAGTATCTCAGACCATATCAAAGGCATTTACAGAAGGTATACAGAACATGGCGAAGTATTCTTCTGAATTTAATGGAAAAATGTCTGAAATGGCAAGTGCTTCGGCTACATTAAAAAATTCTATTGGAGCATTGACAGCGCCTATCATATCTGCATTGACACCAGCAATCGTAACCTTATGCACATGGCTTACAAATGCCATTAATGCTATGAATAGATTTATTGCGGCTATAAGCGGAAAAAGCACTTGGACAAAGGCAAAGAAGCAGCAGGTAGACTATGCGGCATCTCTTGATAAAACAGCCGGTTCTGCCAAAAAAGCAGCTGGAGCATTGGCGGCTTTTGATGATTTGAATGTATTACAGAAAAATGATTCTGGAAGCGGTAGTGGTGGTACTGGTAGTGGCGGATCTGATTTATATGAAGAAGTTCCTACTGGAAAAGAATTATCAGATAAAATCCAGCCATTTATAGATTATTTAAAAAAATTAAAAAATTCTATAAAAAATGGATGGGATGAAACCTGGAGCAATTTAGATATTCCTTTACAATTTGATAATATTAAATCCAGTATAGAAAGCATAAAGAATTCATTTTTAAATATTTTTTCAGATAGTGAAGTTTCTGCATCTGTTGACAATTTTGCTATGACTTTTTCAAGGTCACTTGGAAGCATTTCGGCATCTGTAGTAAGCATAGGTGCTACCATAGCAGAAAATCTTCTTGGTGGGATATCTATTTATCTTGAAAGTAATTCTGAAAATATAAAAAATTATATTATCGACATGTTTGATATAGCATCTGATATTTCAGTGTTGGCATCACAGGGAGCAGATGCATTCGCAAATGTATTTTCTGTATTTGGGGATGAAAATGGACAGCAGATCACAGCAAACCTGATTCAGATTTTTTCGGATGCATTCATGATGGTTACGGAGAATGCGGCAAAATTTGGAAAAGATATTATCGATTGCATCGTGACACCTTTTGTAGAAAATCAGGATGCTTTAAAAGATGCTTTGGATGGACTTCTTGGTGTGATTGCGGATTTGACAACGACTATATCAGACGGTGTACAGCATGTGACCGATAAAATCACAGAATTGTACGATGAACACATTCATCCGTTTATCGAAAATGTAAAAAATGGAATGTCAGAATTAATAGAAAAATTTCTTGAATTTTGGAACACTTATGTGCAGCCTATTTTACAGAATCTGGCGTTAATGTTTGAGGATACCTATGAAAATCATTTAAAGCCTGTGTTTGATAATATTTTCGAAATAATGGGAATCGTGATAGACATACTGAACGATTTATGGACAAATATTTTACAGCCGATTATTGCATGGATTATTGAAAATGTGCTTCCGGTAATTCTGCCGATTATTAAAACCCTGAGCCAGAATATAAAAGACAGCGTCGATTTTATTTTAGATCTGATCAATTTTTTGCTGGCAGGGGTAAAACTTGTATTCGCCGCAATTCATGCATTACTTACGAAAGACACAGACAAAGCATTACGCCAGACAGAAAAATCGGTAAAAGATTTTGTGAACAGTGTTATCCAGATGTTTGAAAATATGGTAAACCGTGTTATTAATGGTATCAATTCATTAATTTCTGGCTTTAACAGCATTGGATTTGATTTACCTGATTTTTTGGGTGGCGGATCATGGCATCCAAGTATTCCGACAATTCCTACTGTAAATCTGCCTCGTCTTGCCAACGGTGGCGTAACAACCGGAAGGACACTTGCAGAAATCGGAGAAGCCGGAAGAGAAGCTATCCTGCCACTTGAAAATAACACCGGCTGGATGGACGACCTTGCATCGAAGCTTGCAAGCAAAATGCCGGACTATAGCGGTGCAAAGACAGTAGTACTGGCGGTGGATGGTAAAGAGTTCGCAAGAATCAATCTACCATATTTGCAGGATGAAGAAATAAGACTTGGGATAGCGGAGGGATAAGATGAAATATAAGTACACGCAAGGACTTATCATTGATGGAATTACATATAATATCCCTTTGGTGTCTATCCAGAGGACACTGGACTTTCTGGAAAAGTATGCAGAGAGGACAGAGGACGGCGACATGAAAAACGAGACCATCGGACTTTATAAGAATTATACGATCTCAATTGGAACGATCGATGATGCAGAAATGTATGACAGGCTGATAGATCATATCACGGATTGCGATAACAGATTCCATCATGTATTACTACCGGATGCTAGTAAGCAATTTGATTTTTATGGGTATTTTTCCTCTATTAAAGATGAAGTAGAAAAGGTACTGGACAGCGGAGCGCAGTATAAAGGATTGTCTTGGAAAATGACGAGCAAGAAACCATCAAGGACACCGTAAGGGGGCATTTATGAGAACATATTGCAGGGCAGAAATGAAATTTATAGATGTTACCGCACTTGCGGATGCTTCGGTCACGACAGATGATAACCAGGGCATAGGTTCAGTTGAGTTGTTTGCAGACCAGACGGAACAGAAAAGTTATGGGACTTTTGAACTGAACCAATTTGTGCTAGATGGAAGTAAAAGCGTATTGACGGAAAATCCGAAAGACATTGCATTTTGGAATGATGCGTTATCGAAGGAAGATTGTACTTTTGAAACAGATCCTAAGATTACAGTCACGTTCCAAGAGCAGCACACGTCCGCAGCGATCACACTTTATTTTGAAGATGAGCCACCAGCAGAGTTGAAAATCACATGGTATACAATCGCCGGTACAAAATTAATCACAGAAACATTTTACCCGGACAGCCTTATTTATGTTTGCAATAATCAGGTGCAGAATTATGGAAAAATCGAGATTGAATTTGTAAGAACAAGCTTTCCACAGAGATATATTAAGCTTCAGTACATTTTATACGGAAAATATATCGTATGGGATAAGGATATGATCCAGACAGCCAAGGTGCAGGAAGACATTGATGTGACCTCTGCAACCTTGTCTATCAACGAAGCGGATATTTCAATTGTTGATATGAATAATGACTTTGACGCAGAAAACGAAAACGGAGCATGGAAGAGTGTGCAGAAAACGCAGGAAGTCACATTGTCAGAGTTTAATAACGGAAACATGATTCCTATGGGAGCATTCTTTATCGACGATTTTTCTTTTTCAAAGAATATTGCAAAATTTAAGTTGATTGATGTAGTTGGGTTATTAGATAAGTATACATTTTATGACGGACAGGTATATAACAATGTCCGTGCAGAAGTGATACTGAATGCGATATTTGTAACATCAGGAATAAAAAAATATGTAATTGACGAAGAAGTCGGCAACATACTTTTAAGTGGCTATTTAGCCATCCAGACGTGCCGTAAGGCATTGCAACAGGTATGCTTTGCGTGTGGTGCGGTTGCAGATGACAGCCGGAGCGATACCATCAAGGTTTATAAGCCAGACAGATATGTGAAATCCACTGTCGGGACGGATCGCAAATTTAATGGAAATACGAAAGTATCTCTTGAAAAATATATCTCTGGTGTGAATATTGAGATGAAAAACTATGCATTGGAAGAAAAAACATCTGATATTTATAAGAAAACATTGCCGGCAGGAGATACCAAGATCACATTCTCAAGTCCATATCTTCCATCGTCTATCACGGCAAGTGCCGGCACGCTGAAAGAAGTAAAAACAAATTATCTCATCATTAATATGCCGGATGCCGGACAGTGCCATATTACAGGTATTAAATATGCAAACACGACTTTTTCTTATGAGAAACGTGTGGATAAAATCGAAGCCGGGGAAACAGAAAATATAAAGAAATACAGTGGATGTACTATTTATAATGCTGATATATTACCCGACATCGCCGCTTATCTTTTAGGTTATCATGCCTTGAGAAAAAAGGTTGGAATGAAGTACCTGGTTGACTTAGAGCAGGTAGGAAATTGGGCAAATATAAATTCGATTGGTGGAAAGACATCGACAACATTGATTGAGAGCCAGACGCTTGATTTGACAGGTGGATTTATCGCAACTGCAACATGCAGGGGATACTCAATTGTCGTTACCGAGGATGTGTTTGCCGGAACTGAATTATATACGGGAGGAGATGTGCTGATCTGATGAATTACAATCCAATTAATCCTTATTATGACGAGCTTAGAAAAGAAAATCTGAAGCTCACAAAGGAAAACAAAGCTTTAAAAGAAGAAAATGAGCGTCTGAAAAGTGAGGTGGTTGCTTATGCTGGTGTGGATGCAGACAGTGACGGACCGGTCACAGAGTGATGTGGATCGCATGTTGGAGTTGTTACAGAAAGGATGGGATAATTTCAATGTAGACGAAAAAACAGAATGGCTTGCCGGGATGAAAGGCGCACTGAATCGATCAGATATGCAGAGAATCCAGAATAACACAAAGTTATTATCAGATGTTCTGGAACTTAATCTTACGGTTGCAGACGTTCCAGAACATCCAAATGAGACATTTTTAATGTCAGTCATAAATAACACAGAGGTTATCAGAAATGCGTACATGATTCATGGAGACACGCCGCAGACACCGAGTATGCCAGTCAATACATACCAGAAGATGAATGATATAGAGAAAATATTAGATGATGTGTATGGCATTTTACTTAACAACTTCAATTATTACTGTGGATCAGAGATATATGCCGGAGATGATACCGGACTATTATTATAGGAAGAGAGGACATATTATGGGATTTACAAAGAAAACATGGAAAAATCGAATTGCAGAGTATATTAACCGCAGACTGATTACGATGGAAGATGGCAGTACAAATCTTGTGACAGTTGCAAGGGATGAAGGAACAATCTCGCAGGAGGGTGATGCTTTTAATGCTGCAAACATGAATGATCTGGAAGATAGAATTGAGGCGGGGTTCGCGGATGTATCCCAGAGTTTAACCAACATAAATAATTCAAAAAAAACGTATATCAAATTAGCACTGCCAAATGTTACTGCTGACGCGAAAGCTGTCTGCGATTATATAAATAAAAATTATTTACTAGGGCAGTTATCTCCTGCATATACAGTCGAATTTGATGTAGTTGCATCAAATGCAGATTGGTTTTCTGGTACTTTGTCCACGGATTTGCTTACATTAGCCCAAGGAAGAACCGTTTGGGGCTTTGTCCAACAACGTACCTCATCAGCAGAAAACAGTACTTTATATAAATACTTTGCAAGTGGAACAGGAGGTGCTAGTTCAGTAAGTGCTATTGATGAAACCATTTCTGATCCAATGTTCTGTGAGAGCATTCCGGGAAGAAATCAGATTACAAATTTTTTATATGTAAACTTATCCGATCGCAATAGTGATATTAATAAAATACATTATTTTGGTTCGGATAATCCTGCCACAGCATTTACTAACAGCCCATATACAGCCGGTCCTTTTTACGGTTATCGGGTAGTGAGATGGTGTTCTGAATCTGCTAATACATATGATTTAGTGACTGTGGAATTACATGAGCAATATCCTGTTTCCGGACGTGTTTGGTCAAACACTTACGATATTGATATCGGAACATGGTATGGCTGGAAATGCAATCAGGGTAATACATTTATTGATGTTGGAACTGTTTTAAAAAATGCTACAACCATCGCCGCTGGTGCAACAGTAACTTATGTAGCAACAAAAGATTGCTTTGTAAACGTGGCTGCATATGCACACGGAAGTGGTCAAAATACAAAAATATATATTAATAATGTACCCGTTTTTAATCCTTACGCTAATAATGGTGATAATGCTGGTTTAGTGATTGTAGATAAAACTGTACCATTAAAAACAGGACAAACAATTAAAATTGAGAATGGCACATACACCACTAGTTCTTATGCTATTTTTGCAGCATTTTAACTCTGGTTATGCGAAGTAAAATGGAACAAAAAAATTATTCTGAAATATTATAATTGAATTATACAAAAGAAAGGAAGATGATCCAATGGAGATGTTAAAAGAAACGTACACGATTGCTTTGCCTATCGTTCTGACAGCATTAATGGGATACATAGTGTGGCTTTTGAAAAATCAGAAGTCAGACAGAGATGCGAATAGCAGAGGAACGATGCTTTTGCTTCGTGTACAACTGATTGAGTACCATGATAAATACATGGCTCTCAAAGAAATTCCATCCTATGCCTACCAGAATTTTATGGAAATGTACAATGCCTATCATGCGTTGGGCGGCAATGGAATGGTCACAAAGATGAAACACGAAATTGAAGAGCTTCATTTGAAGCAGAAAGAGAGGATTTAAACATGACAGATTTGGGATTTTTAACAGAATTTATGGTGCCTGTGATCGTAGGCATTTGCCTTTGTGTAGGCTATGTCGTAAAGAAGTGGATCAAGGATGTTGATAATAAATACATACCTACCATTTGTGCGGTATTAGGTGTGCTTTTAGCCATTTGGATTAACAGATGGACAGTTACAGCACCTATTTTATTAAGTGGATTATTCAGCGGTCTGGCAAGCACAGGACTGCACCAGTTATTTAAGCAGTATATTGAAAAGAAGGAGGAATAAAAGAATGGTTATTAACGTACATGCAGGACACAACCCGGACGGAAAAGTAGCATGTGGAGCTATCGGAATCATCCGGGAATCAACAGAAGCAAGAAATGTTAAAAATGAGGTTATCAGACAGTTAAAAGGTCTTGGGCATACCGTGTATGACTGTACGGTTGACAATGGCACAAGTGCAAATAATGTGCTTTGCAACATCGTAGGTAAATGCAATTCTCATGCGGCTGATCTTGATGTATCTATCCACTTTAATGCAGGTGCGAAGGATATGTCTGGAAACGGACGGACAACAGGTGTAGAAGCATATATTTATAGTGATAATAGCAAAGCAAAACCATTTGCAGAGAAAATTGTGAAAGCAATTGCAGCACTTGGATTTAAAAATCGTGGTGTGAAGATTAACAAAAAGCTTTACGTGCTCAATCACACAAAAGCACCTGCGATGCTGATTGAATGTTGCTTCGTGGATGATAAAGACGATGTAGCACTGTATGACTTTAAGAGCATGGCAAGTGCAATTGTTTACGGAATTACCGGACAGCAGTACATTGAACCATCCAATAACACATCTGATGATGATGCTGCAACTTCTGGATCAGAGACAAGCGTAGGTGATAAAGATTCTATTTATCGTGTACAGGTCGGAGCGTATTGCAATAAAGCAAATGCTATTGCCTTGCAGGAAAAATTGAAATCGGCAGGATTTGACGCTGCGATTGTAAAAGCGTAAAATAAATGGCGGTTAGAATTTCTAATCGCCATTTTTAATAGACTTGTACTAATTAATGTTTCCCACTAGGAAATAGTTATTTAGTACAAGTCCTAGATATAAAATATAAAGCCAGTAATTTCAAAGGCTTCATTCAAATAAATTTCTTTTATTATTCTATGCCAAAATTCTTGTTTTCCTTTTTGATCTAGTTGTTCGTAAAGGCCTTTCCAGTCTTCCGGGATCTGCTTCTTAAATTCCTCAATCCTTACAACTTTGTTGTTTGACAATTCCTCAGTTATGGAATTTATTTTTTCTGATAAGACACTGTATTTCTTTTCGTATTCTGGAATATCAATTCTACCTTTTTCAAAAAGGTAATTCAGTCTGTCACGCTCCCCTATTGCATCATTAAGTTTCTTATTCAAATTGCGCTTTGGTTTACTTTCTTCTTTTTTTACATCAAATTCAAGATTTTTTAATGCTGTATCAATATTTTCAAGAAGATATTTTTCTGTTTTTGCTTCTGATACTAATTTTGTTTTGTGCAATTTCTCATTTCCACCAAACCAGCATCTTTGATATTGCCGGTGCTTTTTGGTCTTCCTGTCTATACTGTAAAAACTTGACATTTTTCTGCCACATATAGGGCAACGGAATAACCCACTGAATAAATATATATGACCGGACGGAGCATATTTTATCTGATTGACACTTCTTATTTCTTCCATTTGGTCTTTAGTGAAATAAGGCTCACAGAAATGGTCATTCTCCCTTACTTTACCAATATATAAATCTGACTTTATCATTGAGTCTAATTTGTGACGTGTGAAGTCTGGAATTAAATTTTCACGTACCCATAAAACAGTGCCGCGCTTGCTTTTGGTTGCTAATAAATAATCAAATATAGCCCTTGTCTGTTCCTCATTATCATGTACGACTTTCTTTACACCGTCTATTTTCTCTATTTTGAATCCTATAGGCACTCTGCCAGTGTAAGCTTTCCCTTCACGGATTTTATAAGCTGCAGTGTCCTTGTATCGCTCAGATATAACCGCCCATTCTAATTCTGCCATGTTTGCCATCTGGTACATGAAGTTCTTTCCGTATGGCGTGGAAGTATCGATCTGCTGACTCACTGATATTAAGTTGCATCCTGCGCTTTCCATGTCGTGATAGAGGTTACAGAAATCTCTCATATTTCTTGCTATACGATCGTATCTCATAATAACAACTGCATTAATTCTTCCAGCCCTGACATCATCCATCATGCGCTGAAAGTCCTTTCTTTTTGCCGTGCTGTGCCCTGTGATCGCATAATCTCCAGAATAAACGATTATATTTGCATCAGGGTAAGTTTTATTAATGTACTTTCTACAATCGTCTATTTGCTGTTCCATTGATTCTGAATTATCATCTTTTTTTGATTTTCTTGGATAAATTGCTATGTTCATTTTTAACTCCCTTAAAAAACCCCTCATATTAATAGAGGGGCATAATTTTTATACATAATATGGATTTGGCTTCAATATAATTAATATAAGGTCAATTACAACTCCGACACCAAATAAACCAAAAGTTAATAAATATAAAATTCCAAATAAAATTTTCCCTTCATAGAATTTATGAACTCCAAACCATCCTAAAAACAAGCACAAAAAGAATGAAACCCACTTGTTTTTTGCTTTTGGTGCTTTCGAATAAACAGGAGCTGCAGAACTAGAAGAAGAATTAGCACTATTATTGATAATTATACTTTCAGTGGTTGAATTCTTAATATCCTCAACTTGCTTTCCGCACTTAGGGCATACTACACAATCAATATCAATCTTCTCTCCACAATGCTTACAGAATTTTGTGTTTTGTTCCATACGTTTATACCTTTCCTTTCTTTTGATATCATCATTATAAAGCAAAATGATTATAAAACAATACATTTTTGTCATTATTTTATGACATTTTTTTGCAAAATGAAAGTTTAGGATAAAAAACAAATGGATGCGTTATTGACTTTTCGAACATACGTTCGTATACTTTATGTATCAAATAGAAAGGTGGTATTGGATATGGGAGAGCTTAAAGAGAAAATAATAGAATTAATAGAGAAGTGCATGGACGAGGATGATCTCCGAACCATATATGCATTTATAAAGAGATTTTTAAGATAAAAGAAAAAGACAAGGGTTTGCGCATTGCCCTTGTCTTTCTTTTTACTTCTTTACAAGCTTTTCTGCCAGCTTCCGGATTGCGTTCCAGTCGTTTTCATCCAGTTCTGAAATAGCGGCTATGAATCTGTACATCTGATCGTCTTCTCCGGCTTTCAGTACATCTGCAAAAAATTCAGCTATCTTTTCATTCTCGGTCTTTTGAATGAACATTTCTCCTTTTCCAGTCTCTAGCCATTCCACATCAACATTAAACAATTGACAAATAAGTTTAATCGACTGTGTTGATAGATTTCTTTGACCAGTTTCTACTAAAGATATGAAATTTTTAGTTAAACCAATTTCTTTAGCAAACTTTTCTTGTGACATTCCAAGCGATTTTCTCAACTGTTTTATTCGCTCATCCACTTATTATCACCTCCCGCTAATATAATAGTACAAAAATCACACAATGTCAAACAAAATATTTAAAAAATGTTTGACAAGAACAACTAAGTATGATATTATAATCACACAAGGTAGTACAAACAAGAAAGGAAGTGAGCAAATGAGCGAAAAACAGAAAGAAGCCCTTGCAAGACTAGCTGAAATAGTATCACATTTGGACAAAGAAAACTTCAACTATATTCTCGGTGTTGCGGATGGTATGGCAATCTCGAAGAAACAGTCGGAAGTTGACAAGCAGATTGCCATGTGTGGGAGCGTTAAATAATGAGAAAGGAGATTCCTATGAACAAAGCAGACATGGAAATTACACCAGAGAGGAAAGCCAAGATTATGGACATTCTGTTAGAGATTTACGAAAGACAGGAAGGAATTAAGCTTGTGGTTAAGGACAAGGCATCATGAATAAACAGTGTGTATATGGTGTAGCAACAGGTCAGACGGTATCAGACACACATATCTGATATTCCGACCGAAATTAGATTCATTTTTGAAAGAGAGTAGAAAGAAAAATGTGCGGATTTAAAAGCGGATTGATATTGAAAAATCGTTGTGTAATAGCAGAGGGATCAAACGACAGCCACAGTGATTTACTGGAAAGCCTTGGAATTGAGGACAACATAGAAAATGCAATGCGTGTTTTCGTGAGAGTGGAACTTTTACCACCTAACGAAGAGTGGTGGACAGATCCAGACACTTGGAAAGAAAACGTGGATCAGGACATTCTGCCAGAATGGTTCGAGAACGACAAGGATAGATATTTTGATGAGTTTAGAAAAGCTGTCAAGGACTGGTGGAAAGAACACGTCAGAATTGATGAAGAAATCGAGGAACTGAGCAGTGGATATTACAGGTTGAAACGATGCAAAGTCAAAAATATGCTAAAAGACGTGAAAGCGATGATGGACAACTCCACGGTGCAGAATATGTGGGGCAACTCCACGGTGCAGGATATGAGGGACAACTCCACGGTGCATGATATGTGGGGCAACTCCACGGTGCATGATATGATGGGCAACTCCACGGTGCAGAATATGAGGGGCAACTCCACGGTGCAGAATATGTGGGGCAACTCCACGGTGCAGGATATGATGGGCAACTCCACGGTGCAGGATATGATGGGCAACTCCACGGTGCATGATATGTGGGGCAACTCCATCTCCAGAGACAGCGGAAATAAAAAAATAAAAATTTCCAGCGAATGTGATTACGAGATCGTAAAAGAGGAAAACAAAAAATCATGAAAAATGTGGCAAAAGTTTTTATAGCGGTAGGGCTTGGAATCCTGTTTCTTGGTGGAATGCTCGATGCGGATGGAATGTATTATGTTTTTCTGCTGATTGCAATAGCTCTCGGTGCGGTGATTGCACTTATTGGAGTTGTGATCTTTGACGTGGAGAACCGCCGGGAAGAAAAGCGGAAAGCAGACTTTAACATGATCCGCCGGAAGGACAAGCTTGACGCTGATGTTGAGTTCCTTTGGGAATTTGAGGACAAAAAAATAGCACCCTAAATGTTTTGGCGAACTCAGGTGCTATTTAAACGTAGGAATACAAAAGTACTTCTGCGTTTATTATAACACGTAGTTAAATTTTTGGAAAGCGTGATTTTATGATTTACAGGAAATGCAGAATCTGTGGATGTAGTTTAGATCCCGGCGAAGGAAACATGTGTGAAGAATGCCGGGACGAACAGTACATGAATCAACAGCGTGAGAAAGCGGTCAGATGCATGGTTTTATCTACAGATTTTAGACAGATGGAAATGGAGGAATTTTTAAATGGCAGCGCCTAGTTTGACATGGAAGGATTTAGGAATACTCAAGGATGCACTGGCAGAATTTGAAAGAACACTGGAAGATTTAGGCATAGAAGCCGGTGAAGTCTCATGGCATACCGACGGAAGTATTCATGGTGAATTTGTGTATGGCACAAGGAAGCTGATTACCGACACAGACGATGATGGGGAGGGATTTTCTCACAGATATGAATGATTACATACCGGACAGCCTCGATATGCTCGAAGAGTACGAGAGGGACAGAGAACGCCGCCACAGATTATATGAGAAACAAGCCAGACGTGAAGAGATGGCAGATATTGAATCAGAGGAAGAGAGGATAAAAGAAAGATGGAAGAATTTGAAAATTTAATTGTGGAAAAACTTATGTCCACTGAAAGAGATGGAATGAAAGATTTGATTGCAGCCATGAAAAATGATGGATTTTTTACGGCTCCGTGTTCGGGCTCTAACCATTTGGCAAAAGAGGGCGGTTTAGCAGAACATAGTTGGAATGTCCTCGGAATCATGCAGGATATGTCATTTTTATTGGCGGAAGGATCGGAAGTTTTACCGGATGAAACACAGAATGCCATTATCATTTGTGCTTTGCTGCATGATCTTGGAAAGATGGGAGATTATGGAAAACCAAACTATGTACCTAATATGATCAAGAGCCGGAAAAAGGATGAAAATGGAGAATATCCATTGGTACAGTCAGAAGCAAAACCATATGAGACAAATAAAGATCTTCTGTATATTCCGCATGAAGTGAGAAGTATTGCGATTGCTGAAAGATTCATCAAGCTTACAGAGGAAGAAGAGCAGGCTATCCTTTGGCATAATGGACTGTATGGATCGTTTAAATATGATATTTCCGGTAAAGAAACGCCATTGTATCTGTTGTTACATTTTGCTGATATGTGGTCAAGCAGAATTGTGGAGGAGAAGTCATGAGTTTAAAAGAGAAACTGTTGTTTATACAGGTAAATTTGAAAGCTCCTAAAAATTTATACAACTCTTTTGGCAATTACAATTATCGTAATGCAGAAGGAATTTTAAATGCTGTCAAACCTTATCTCGACGATAATAAAGTATCTCTTACTTTATCAGATTGTATGGAGTGTATTGGAGATCGAATTTACGTAAAGGCAACAGCAACATTGCATGACTGTGAAAGTGAAGAATCCATAAGTGTTACTGCTTACGCAAGAGAGGCAGGAAGTAAAAAAGGTATGGATGATTCACAGATTACCGGGACAGCATCCAGTTATGCACGCAAATATTCCTTAAATGGTCTTTTCCTTTTGGATGATGAAAAGGATGCAGATTCAGATGAATATAAAAAACAGGTGGAAAGACAGACAGAGGAGCAGGCTTTCAATGAAAGAGTAGAAAAAGAAGGACATGAATTGGCATCACAGGCACAGAAAAATTGTATTTTCGCAATCTGCAAAAAACATGGTGTTGATGTCAAGGAGCTGTATTCATCAAATAATCTCGATGAAAAGAAATTAACAAAAAATGATGCAACGAATGTAATTAGAAGTCTGAAAAAGAAATATGGTGATGATTAATGCATGCACTTGTAAAGATTAACCAATACCGAGAGCGGAAAGACGGAACAGACTTGGTTGTATCTGTTCCAGATCTGAAGCTTGGGGACATGTTCCAAAGAAAGAAAATTAGAAATGCCGAGATCAGGTTTGATGATGGCAGGCACATATCAGCAGAGCAGAGAAAAAAAGCATATGCAACTATCAGAGACATTTCAGATTGGACAGGATATCTTCCAGAAGAAATGAAAGAGATATTGAAGTATCAGCATATGATGCGTACCGGTGATGCGTATTTCAGTCTTTCCAACTGTTCTATGGACACAGCGAGGGAATTTATCAACACGATACTGGAATTTGCCCTAGAGAACGGAATACCGCTTTCTGACAATGCAATAGAACGTACAGATGACATAGGAAGATATCTTTACTACTGCCTGTTACACAAAAAATGTGCAATCTGCGGAAAAGATGGAGAGATTCATCATGAGGATGCAATCGGAATGGGTAATGACAGGACAAAAGTAGATGATTCCAGTTATAAAAAAATCTGTTTGTGCAGAGAACACCACACACTGGCACACAGCCTTGGAGTGATCCGGTTCAGAGAGATGTATAAGGTCTATGGAATTGTTGTAAAGGATTTATAGGGTTGAAACACCTTGCCAAATGGCAGAAAGAAACCTATTCATGCAGAAAATAATATATCACGAATTATTGGAAGCTGGTTATTATCTCCGGGGTTAGTCCCGGAGAGGAAAGGGGATAAATGAAAACAATAAATGACATTCCCTGCGGACATTTGAAACCATTACCGAGACTTTATAATCCATTTGAAGATAGAAAGCTGAGAAAGCAGATAGAGACAGCAAATACAAAGGATGACTGCATTATCAATGTTGGAAATGGATATTACAGACCAGTTCCGGGAGATCCAGTAGATGAAAAAGAACTGGATGAATATCTATCAAAAGAGCTGCACCGTGCCAGAGCGATACTGAAAAAACGTTTAAACATGAAAATGACATTTGAAAGGTGGCGAGAAGTTGGAGTACTTACTGATAATACCGGGACGACTGGATAACTTGAATGATTTCATCCGTGCGGATAAGGCAAGCCGCTATAAAGGCGGAGATTTAAAGAGAAAGAATCAAGATATTGTTTCGCTATATATTAGAAATCAATTGCGAGGAATCCATATCACTAAAACAGTATTTATGAAATATACATGGGTTGAAAAGGATAAAAGGCGTGACTTGGATAATATATCATCTTTTGGCAGGAAGGTCATACAGGATGCACTTGTCAACTGTGGCGTGTTAAAAAATGACGGATGGGACAAGATTTCCGGATTTACAGATACCTTTTGCGTAGATAAAGAGCATCCGAGAATTGAGGTCACAATCACGGAACTTACACCGGAACAGGCGAAAATGAAATCAAGAGACTTGCTTAAGAACTTGGGAACGGGGTGATCTGGTGGATGGTAACTACATAAAATTAAGCCGTGGACTTCTGGATTGGGAGTGGTACACAGATATTAATACAACCCGGCTGTTTATCCATATGTTGCTGAAAGCCAATTGGAAGGATGGAAATTTCAAAGGGACAACGATTCCGCGTGGATCGTTTGTAACGTCTATCAGGAGACTTTCGGACGAAACAGGGCTTACAGACCGTGAAATTCGAACAGCAATTTCACATTTGAAAAAGACAGGCGAAGTGACAAGCAAAACGACAAACAAATTTAGCGTATTTACAGTAGTTAAATACGATTTATACCAGACAACCGACAAGCAAAATGACAAGCAACCGACAGACAAGCGACAAACTAACGACAAACTAACGACAACAATAGAAGAAAAGAAAGAAGGAAAGAAGGGAAGAAACACACCCCCTATATCCCCCTTGGAAAAATTCGGAGAGTTTGCAGCAGTCTATCCGAAACGGTGCACTGGCTGTCTTGTTGAAACAGAATACTGCAATGCGGTACTGGCTGGTGTACCGGAAGATGATCTGGTATTGGCCGCACAGAATTATGCAGATATATGCAGACGGGAGAAAACAGCAGAGCGGTATATTAAAAAGCCGGAGAACTTTTTACGAGAGAACTTGTTTATGCAGTACCTGAAAGGAGAGAACGATGGATCAGTTGGAAGAGATACTGGAACGCATGAAAAATCACTCAACGAACTTATGCAGGAATGCGGAGACACCGGAGACTTCCAGGGATTCTGATGTGTGTCCAATTTGCGAAGGTCGGGAGTGGATCTTGAAAATAAAAGACGGAGTTGAAATAGCAGTACCGTGTAAATGCCGTGAGAAAGCGGTCATGTCAAGGCGGTTGCGATTCGCAGATATACCGGAGGCATTCCGTGGGATGGATCTGAGATCGTTTCGAATGGATGTGTACAGGAAGCAGGAAAGTAAAAAGATGGTGTCAGATGCCTGCAAAATAGTAAAAACCTATCTGGATGATTTCGAGAGCCAGAAGGAAAGAGGCATGGGACTGTATATCTGGTCGAGGACAAAGGGAAGCGGTAAGACGAGGATCGCTGCCGGGATTGCAAATGAGCTGATGAAAAACTATGCAGTGAAGTTTGCAGTGTCACTGACCATCCTGCAAGAGATTAAGAATACATGGCGGAGAGATACAGAATACAGTGAGAACCAGCTTTTAGACGCACTTTACACCACAGACATTCTTGTAATTGATGATTTCGGAGTGGAGAGACCAGCGGACTGGATAAATGACAAAATGTATCAGATCATCAACGAGCGGTACATAAACCAGAAGGTAACGATTTTCACGAGTAATGATCCGCTGGACAAAATATCCTATGATGACCGGATCACGAACCGGATCAAGGAGCGGACATATCAGATCGCATTTCCAGAAGAATCAGTCCGGGATCATATCGCAGAGCGGATGCAGGAGGAAATCATTGAAAAAGTGATAACGAGTGGAAATATAAAATAAAAATTAAAAGGAAGGTGGACAAATGCATAGCGTACAGCAGAGAAAAAGGGTGATTCCATCGAGTGTTTATAAGCAGGAATTAGCAAAATGCCGGTTAGGAGATAATATCGCAAATCATATGGGATTTATATTTGCAGCGATACTGTATGACAAATTTAATATGACGTTTAAACAAGTTACTAACTATTACAGTAAAACTGTTGAACGCCGGAAGGCATGGCAGGACGATGACAACGAAAAGGTAACGAGTGAGAGCATGATGGAGTATTGCCGTAAAAAGAAAATTGATGTTGTCAAGTGGGTAAAATCAATCCCAATGTCACAAAAATTGTATATGGCAGATATAAAAAATGGACGGGCAGTGCTTGGCGCAGATCGGAATATCGAGAGCGCGCTTGCCTCCACAATGTATCTGACTATTCCGACATTAAAAGATTCTTACCGTTTCTCAAATGCCAAAATCGAAGAATTTATGAATTGGGTTGCCTATTACATTGATTCCTATTGGCGCAAGCAGCCAAAGAGTAAGGAACACTATCTGACGGATGAGATTATTCGGAATCAGTTTATTGAGGATGAAAATTGGGATATTGTAACAGGAAAAGCGGTGAAATAAGGATTATTAACATGGGAGAAATGACAAAGACAAGCATAAAATACTGCCGGAAATGTAAATATTCGTACAATCACAGCCAGACAGAGATTATGTGTGGATATTATTCAAAGACCGGATTAAGGCGTGGATGCCCGATTGGGATGTGCGACAAGTTTGAGAAGAAAGGCAGAAAGAGAAAGGTGAAGTTGAAATAACGGATGAAACCAAGCAGGAGATAGGAGCGGCATTGATGTTGTTAAAAAATACACTGATAAGAAACGGTGTAAGCATAGCACTTGTAGGAAGTGAAGATACCGGAAAAGACGATGGATGCATTATGTTTTTTGATACCGCAGAGTATTGTCGCACCGGGAAATTTAAAGGGATATCTGTTAAAACAATGGATTTAGTGAGGTAGAAATATGATGGAGTGTATGAAGAGCATGGCTAAAAAGCCACAGACCAATGCAGACCGGATCAGAAGCATGACGGATGAAGAACTAGCAGATTTTTTAGTGACAGTAGAAACATACGGTTATCACGATCAGAGTATATCGGGAACCTACGAGATGAAGGAATGGCTTTTAATGGAAAGTGAGGGACAGCATGGAGAGATTAACGACAAATAAAAGCGTGGCTGGCATGTCGATGATCGAGCTGGCACATAATAGCTGCTATGCAGATGACGAGCGAAATGCCAGATACAGAGATTACGAGATGGAAATGGATGCACGAGATTTTGCAAGAAATCTTATGGCCACATTAACAAAAGATGAATTGCCAGTAGATGACGCAGAGTTTGACGAGGAAATATTGGACAATTTAACGATAGATCCGTTTTCAGATGTCCGTGGTCTGATTGCCTTGTTCTACCGTAATATGTGGTCAATGGCAGATTTGAGAGAAAAGCTGAAACGTTATGAGGATGCCGAGGAGCAGGGATTACTTCTGCGGTTGCCGTGTGGAATTGGCTCAGATGTATATATAATTCCTAGCAAAGTCAATTGTGAATTAAATATTTTAAATCTGCACCCGGAGAACAACAAAGTTTATCATCAGAAAGTAGCCTTGATTACTTTTACAGAAAAAGGATGGTACATGGAGTGTGATAAGGATCGAGAATATGCTACAGACCGAATCCTGCCAGAAAAAATGTACAAGGAAACCTGGTTTTTATCACAAGAGGATGCCGAAGCCAAGTTGAAAGAAATGGAGGAAAAGGATGGAAGATAGATATTTATTCCGCGGAAAGTGCATTGATGACGGAGAATGGATGTCTGGTAGTTATTATGAACTTGCAGGAAGACCGCTTATTTTTAAACCGGTTTTCGCAAGTAAAAAAGCTGTTTACGAGATAGACCCATCAACTATTTGCCAGTGCACAGGACTTAATGATAAAAGCGGCAGACGGATTTTTGAGAATGATATTCTTTCAGGGCATATCGACGTTGAGTTTCCAGAAGAT